TGATCCAACAGATAATAATAACCCGGTCTCGGCGGTTCTGAATCTCATTCCTACAAAGATAGGGGAGGACCTATGCAACTCCGGAGGGAATCAGTGGGACCTTACCCAGCTCATCAAGAACGTGAAACGCCTCTCGGAGATGGCCGACAGGCTCGAGGGAGCCAAACACGCTGACTGGCCAGAGTTGTGGTCTGAACTTACTTATACCTTCGAGGCGGTTGAGAAGGCTTTTAAGCAGACGGATAATAACATCACGAAGGTGGAGTCCATAGAGAGAAAACTAATAGATGCTCAGTATCGTCTGATAAATAACCTGATGGTGGGTAACTCCTCGTTCCTCTCTCAGACCTTTATGAGTATAGTAGAGACATCAAAAGCGATAAAGGATACATACGATTACGTTAAAGCGTTGGATAATGTGAAAAACGGAGGGAAGTTAGGTGTGACTCCGACAAATAGTATGGTGAATGTCTTCGATAATATTGTTAAGATCGCCAGACTGAACGCATTGTCAAAGAAGGAAGCTAAGTTCATAACCGATAATTTTCTGAAATCAGCTCATGACGAGTGGAAGGAGCTAGAACCCGCCAAGGACCTTGTAAATATCACCGATTTTGTTCTAGGCGCGATCCCAAAATCCCTCCCAGCAACTTTTGGTAATTGTAAGACGAAACGGGATAAGGATAAAGTGCTTAAAGACTCGCTGGAGGCCAAGATAAACTCTCCGGTTCCGCCCGAACCAGATTCTCTACTCAATAGTCTATTGCCATCGAAATACTTTGATAAAGCATTTGATAAACAGAAAGAGATCTCGTCAATCCTGGACCAGATAAACTATGAACAAGGCAGAAGCAAAGAAGGAAAAGCAGACTGTTAAGGAGATGGAGGAGAGTATCTCGTCTCTCTCCCCGTCTGACAAACAGGAACTACTAAGACTGAAGTGTCGAACAGACTTTCTGACGTACGCCAGGTTCATCACGTCAGAAGTCCCTGTCGCGGGCAAATTTAAACCATTTCGTGTCCACGAGGTAATCGGAGGATTTCTTCAAATGATCGGCGATGGGGAGAAGGATTATAAGCAGAGCGCCATATCCCTTCCGCCTCGAACGGGAAAATCCCTACTTATCTCTAAGGTGTTCCCGTCGTGGCAGATGGGAAGAAGTCCAACGGCTCAGTTCATCATGAGTAGTTATGCGCTTCAACTCACCAATGAGAACTCCAGGGCGGTCATCGAGTACATTTCCCACGAGAGTTTCAAGTGGTTATTTCCCGAGTGCGAGATAGATAGAGATAAATGCAATCTGAGCGTGATCCGGAACAATAACGGTGGGTTGATTAAGATTGCCTCAGCGGGCGGTAATGTTACCGGTTTTGGTTTTGGAGTAATCAGCGACGAGGAGTTGCCAGGAGTCGGGATACTGGATGACCTTCTCGCGGATGGTAACTCTCCGACCGTCATGGAGAGCACTTTTGCCTGGACTCAAACACAATTTTTGACAAGAGGTCTACCTAACAACTCCATTATCTCCATGGGAACGAGGTTTCACGTGGATGATGTAATCGGCAGGCTTCTTAAGGCTGACCCGGAGGGCTGGAAGGAACTGAATGTTCCTGCATTGTGCATCGACGAGGACTCCGATGTTCTTCAGAGGAAACTGGGAGAGTCCCACTGGCCGGAGTTCTTTCCCGTTGAGAACCTCGAAGCGATCAAGAAATCCATCGGGGACAAGGACTTTAACTCACTCTACCAGGGAAAACCCGCCGGTGAGCAGGGTGCTATCTTCAAGGAGCACTGGTTTGACTACCATGACAAGAATAGATCGAAGTACTCCTACATCTACGCCACTATAGACACCGCCTACAAAGCCGACAGGATAAACGACTACACCGCCATCTGCGTGTGGGGGTACGACAAGAGTAACTCCAAACTCCATCTAATCCACTACATCCTGGAGAGAATGGAGTTCCCCGATCTTGAGAAGATCTTTCCTCAGCTCGTTAAAACCTGGAAGATACGATGTATATACATCGAGGGTCGGGCTCAAGGGGTTCCGTTGATACAGACACTGAGAAGGACTATAAACATCTCGATTAAGGAACTAGTACCGAACAAGGACAAAGTGCTTAGGGCGAACGCTGTTGCTCCTCTGGCGGAAAGCGGTCTGGTGTCACTGTATGATAATCTGCCAAACCTCGCGGAGAGACTCTCCGAACTCACCTCGTTTCCGTTCATCAAGAATGATGACTTTGTCGATGCGTTCGTGTACGGTATAACGGTATACAGGGACGAGATCATGGGTGGAGGAGCAGTACACGGTGGGGATAGAAGCAAACTCCCGCGTCTTGTCCACGATCCCTTCTACAAAGGGGGTTCTAGGAGATTGTCAAGTGATCTTGGGAGGGTCGGTGTAGGCGTCTCAGGGCAGAAATCCTCGGCGACTCGGTACCTTTAATGGTATAATACACGTGTATTACTTGCAAGTATACAAAAACTATGACAGATCAACAGTTTAAATACAGAGTAGTCTTCTTTCACCAGCCGGGTTGCGTGGCCTGTAACACGATGAAACCCATCTGGGTCGAGACGGCTAATGAGATCGCCGAGGAGTACCCTCATTACTCGGTGGGATTTGGCGAGTGGGATGTTACAACAGACGACTGGGCGTTCTGCGACCAAATCGAGTGCGACGGAACACCTAATTTCGCCGTGTTTAACGAGGACTCTGAATTGTTCGGACTGAATACCGACGGAATGCTGGCAAAGTCCCAACTCAAGGAGTTTATCATCAATGCTATCGAAAAAGTATGACAATTGAATCTGATAAGCAGGAGGGTTGCAGGTCTAGAAGGAGACTCTCCGAGAGGGACGAGCAAATTGTATCACAGATGTGGAAGGCCTCACAGGTAGCGAGGAAGATCTCCTCGTTCACAGGATTGCCCTACGAGGAACTGAGGGACGCAGCTCTTGAGTACATAGTTAAGATCTACGATTCTTGGGATCAGACGAAAGGCGCGAATTTTTCCACCTGGGTTAACAGATGCCTTCAATTTCACATGCTGAACTACCTGCGCGATAATTCTCGGTTGGTTAAGATCCCACGTTCCTACTCGGATCTTTACCTCAAGATCCGAAAATACACTACGACTGATCCTAACATCACCGACGAACAGATCGCCGAAAAGATCCAGGTACCAGTTAAGAAGGTTAGGGCGGTTCGTCAAGCTTTTGCCATGAGTTTCTCCCCGGTAACAGAGTACTCTAACATCACCGAATCGGAGTACGAATCCGACATGACTATGGGCGATTTTATGGCCAGTCATAAGGAACTTCTACACAAGATCACTGATCTTGACCCGAACGACGAGACGTTCCTCATGGACTACCTGGTGAAGAAAAGATCAGTTTCTACGCTGGTGCGTAAGAACCCTCATCTGAAAAATGCCGATGATATCAGAAGATACTCGGAGCAACTTATAGAATTCATCCTATGCGACGCATCGTATCCATCCAAGGCACAGAATACACGAAAGGAAACTTCGAAAAGAAGTGGACAGAGGTCGTCAACGGAACAGAGTGTAACTACTTTGTAAAAGGCCGTGATGAGGAGTTTCTTAGCGAGGTGGTAGATCTGATCCCCAGGTGGAAGGTTGTGAAGGACCGAGGGGACGTAAAGTACAAGATTAGAAGTAAAAAGTTTCAGGGTAGGGCAGTAAAAGGAATCGTCATGATAACTCCCAATTCTAAGAGGGAGGTCTGGATGGGGAAAGGCAAAGTCACTGACGAGCTCTTCCCGAGGGAGAAACCGGTTCCGGAGTACAAGCAGAATAAAAAGGATGCTCTGATTGCCATGAGGCAAATCGTGGAGCCTCAGATCAAGACATTCAGGATGAGTGTTAATCGTCAGCTCAAAAGGAAACCATTAAGGTGTCCCATGAGTGGGGATTTTATCAACTCCGGAGAGTTCCATATAGACCACTCGTACCCATTTAAAAATCTCGTCGAGGAGTGGTGTAGGGATGAGAAGGTGGACTTGGAAAGGGTGGATGTTTACTGCCACGGGACAAAGTGCTACTTCAGAGACACCACTCTAGCTGAGAGTTGGTTTGACTACCACGCTATCAACGCGCGTCTTCAGGCATTGAGCGCAAAAGCCAACCTTGAGAAGGGTTCTAAGTACTACGGGTGATCACTTCTTTTTCTTTTTCTTCTTGGGTTTGGTAGTAGATTTCGTAGTATTGTTACCAATGGTGGGTTTGAATCCCTGTCCTGGGAACTTTAACAGAGCGAGATCGGAACTAAGATCGAGGTTCTCAAAACTCAACTCAAATATCTCCTGGGCAGCGTTTGCTAACATCTCCTCGATACCCTGAGTTGTCTTCTCACTGGACAACCAGGGTTTTCTACTATTTACCGGAGCAGCGTAGCCCATTTTATTCGCCACCTCGTAGATACCTTGGGACTTTCTACCAACGTAATGTCCAGCGTACAGTCTCCCAGTGATAATATTGATACCCTCTTCCGCGTACCTTCTCTTTAGAAACTGAATTACCGCTCCATCCGGATTCTGATGGTCCAGGTAACTCTCTAGTTCTTGCACAGCAGACTGCGCTCTTGCTATAAGCGCTTCTCCGGGCTTGCCCTTGAAACTTATCTCCACCTGGGCACTCTCCAGTGCTTCTATGTACCTAGTGAGATTATGCCTGGCTTCTTTGGAGTACTGAGCAGCTACTTTTGCGAGTATGTCTTTTCTCAACGACTCCTTCTGTGCTTTGATTATCTCCGCTTTCGCGACTTCTAAGATCTGTTTCTTAGCCGAGTTGAGTACCGCGGCCATTATTCCAGAGGCGATAACTTGTGGTATCATCTATCGCACTTCATTGTTTTTACGATCTGCTCGGCGTACTGCTGTCTTCTCCTGCCTCCTCCACTTGCCACCTCGTACTTACTCATCCAGAGGTCAGCGGCGGCTGATGCCGAACCCGAGGAATTCATACTTTCCACCAACCCACCACCGCGGGTCTTGATCTCCTGCACCATAAACTCGAGTTGGCACTGCAGGGTGCTGTTCTGCCCACACTTGCTTAGAACCTGGGACTTTCTCGATCCTCCCCACTGCACTATACCATAGCACTTCTCCTTCTGCCCGGAGACACTGCGGCAGGTAAGTCCCTGCCGCGAGGTGTTATGAACATTCGGATCGAATCCACTCTCCTCCTGCAGATTACCCAACGCGCCGGCAAAAGCATTCGGAGTCTTTAACCCAGCGGCGTAGAGCGCGCTTATTATAGTGTCCTTGGTTGCGTCTCCGGTCTTGCAGTTTGCCGCCGGGAAAGAACTTGTACTCCCGCCGTTACCTCCGGTCTCCTGTCCTCCTCCGCTTCCGCTTCCGTACTTCCTGTAGAATTCTTGGGATTCTCTGCATAGTTCTTTGCACGAGCTCGTGTACTCGCCGGTATCGGACTTCTTGACCGGGAAGCAGAGATCCCCAACGGAGCGTATGTACCCGTAGTAGTCGCGTGTGACATTGAACTCTCCGGTACTTTGCTGACCCTGCAGGTACTCGGAGAATGTTGGGGCGGAGATAACACTGTTCCCCCACGCATTATTAGCTTCTATATCCACCCTTAAATCTCCCTGCCTCCACATAAACTGCACCTCTCCCACAAACCAGTTCCTGAATCTTGAGGGAATCCAAACTCCAGGATCGGTGGATGGGTCCTGGCCACGTGGCCCTCCGTTCTCCACCCAGTTGTCGTATTCAGTGATGAAGGACAGAATGGTCCTACCAGGAGTGATACGTAGGGCCCGAGGCACTCCCTTGAATGATGTCTCTATCGTCAGTGCTTTATTTGCTGGAGCACCGGCAATGGACGGACTGGTGTTACCTCCGGAGTCGGAACTTGTTAACCCCGGGAGGTTAGGAGGGATGGATTCTGGGGCGAGATGGGCCATTATCACGTCTCCCTCGGGGGTTCCTATCGTGACGTAATTTCCGAACCCACCACCGCACTGATCCGATAGGCTATTCTCCCTAACACACTTTGTCTCGTTTACTTGTTTTACGCTTGCTCCGTTCGTTATGTAGATATTTGACCTGTTACCGGGAAAGAAATCTATGCCCTGGTGGTTTCTACCCGCGCCATACCCTTGGTTCCGCTCAGCGTCCCCGAGAGGTTTATTTCCGGCGATCACGTACTTCCTCGCGATCTCCGTGAGTTTTGCCTCGGATCCTTGACCGGATCCTCCCGCAAACTGGAAGTGGACGTGGGGTGCGCTAGATCTTCCGGTCGATCCCACCTTCCCCACAAACACGGAGCCCTGCTGGCCGGACTGACCGGTTGTGGGTGCTGAGGTGGTGGGGGTTTTGCCCATCTCGGAGGCGATGGATCTCATGAGAGGGTCCATCAGTTGTTTGTACAGCGCCTCCTTCTGAGCAGTGGTCCCAGAACGCACTATGTTTCTGACTGGTGGGTCCATCCTCCCCACCTCCAGTATCGTACCTCCTCTTTTTGGCACTCCAAGGCCGTCCCGGTGGTTGACACTGAACGCTCCGTAGGAAGAGGAGAGGGCTTCATCAAGAGGCCATATCCTCTTCCCTCCGGTGGGTGGGATCACACCACTTTTCCCATCAGTCTGGTCATTGTGGATCTCTATTACCTGCTTACCTGCGGCGATAGCCTGTGTTGTCTTGCTAAACTGCGATCGAGGATCGGTGTCGGTCAGGTTCGATGACGGGGGGAGGTAAGTCTCGATAAGATCGGAGATACCGTACGCCTGGGCATTCCTTCCCGCCCACTTCACCAATTCTATGTTCAGTTTGTACTCGTCGGCTGCTCCGGAGGATGTTAGGTCAGCGTGACCGGCCATCAGCAGAATCTTAGATGGTTTGGCCGTGGTTGTCGCCTTCCAGTCCTTCAGCGATTGCTTAGGAGCGGGCTGAACGATCGCATTGGACGGACCGGTGGGAGCGTTCTTATTCTGAAAATCGGAGGTTGTCTCGGCGGGTGCGGCCCAGTTCCAGATCAACTGGGGGTCAATGGTTACCGTCTCGTTGCTATGACCATTTATGTAGAATCGTACTAGCTCCTTCTTGGCAGAGGTGGATGATCCGATCTCCTGCGAGATCTTTACCTCCTCGCGATTTTTGACCTTGACGCTGGAGAGGTTGGTCGACTCCTGGTAGATGTAGCGACCGAAGCATTTCTGCGAGTCGTCCTCCTTGCAGACCTGGAACCAGAACTCGGTTTTTATAACAACTTTCCCCTCACTCTCCGAAGCGCTCTCCACGATGCCCGGAAGATAGGAGATGGACGTGAGGCCATTGGGGGCGAGTCCGTACATGCCCGCCTTGGTGTACCGCTTGTTCTCCACCAGGGGACCCTGGCCGCTCCAACCGTACCCGTCCGCCTGGGGACCTTGGCATCGCTTCTCGCAGGGTTTGAACAGGTCCGGGAACGTGACTTTCTTGACATCCTGCAGCGCTTTGATCCTCTTCTGCTTTATAACCTCCTTTAGTGAGTACTTGCTCGCGGCAAAACTCGCGGAGAGATACGGATCACCATTGTTGATAGTAGCGCCGCTCTGCATATTCTGACCGGCGAAAGTGACTGGCGGCTCGCCATCTATCTGAAAAGTCTCGTAGAGGCCCTTGCCGAGATAGAAGACCATGCAACTCTGAGTTATCTCGCCTCGGGTGCATATACTTACTCTGTTTCCGTACTCCTTCACCGGCAGAGAGAGCATGGAACCACCAGTAGCCGCGACAAGTTTCTTCATCGCCTCGTCCGGAGTGACTCCTTTGTAGATGATGGAGCGGGGAAGAATGTATGTTGACGCTGTGTCTTGGTTAGGAGGTACGCAGAAATCCGCCCTGTACCCGTTCTCCTCGGAGATCTTCTTCAAGGCCTCCTCGACGGATATTCCCTCGTCGAACTTAACGTTTATCAGGTTCTGATTGAACACCACCGCCTTTGGATCAGTGCCGCTCAGCGTTACTGACGGGAAGTTAGACCCGTGGTTTACACTGATGCGATTGACCCGGAAGTAGTAATCGGAGCCGAACGCGGTTCCGTTAACCTCGTACCAGAACGAGATGATTATGTGGGCAAAAGTATCCTGAAGTGGTCGGGAGGAACCGTCGGAGTTGATAAGAGCGCTGTCGTCTATGGATGCGTAGCGAAAGCACTTATCCTTTACGGGGTCCTGGTTTTCCCCGCACGGCGGAAGAATTATGTTGTTGGTCTGCGCGGTGTTAGACGCGGACCACATCGAGGCAGCGTCAAAAAGTGCTGGCCAGGCGGCCCCGGTTAGGTACGGATCGGAGATAACTACCTGGCAGGTAGATTGGTTTATCCCCGACGCGTACGATTCAGCTGCACTGCTGCCTTGAGAAGCCATCGTGGGAAAAGTATTATTCCACTTTAGCTTTACGCTTGCCTCCTGGATGTGTTTTTCCTCAAAGACAATAAGCCTCTCAGATTTGAAAGGCTTATAAGCTACTCTGGTTCGGCAACGATACAGACTAGACACATCGGGTTCTTATCAGGACACGGCAGTAACTTGCGCCAGAGACGCAGTCTTCTGGGTAGCGCCAGTGGACACGTTGGTATTGACATTGAGGGCCACGATCTGACCGACTTTGAATCCTGCTCCGGCGGTAGTGATGGCGCCGATCGCGGTAACCTTGCCCGCTGTGAGAGTCGCTGTGGCCACACCGAAGGCGTAACCCGCTGGATTGGTGGTCTCCGTCGACTCGATCTTGATGGAGACCGTACCGGAGGTAAGGGTACCGTCGGTGGTGTATCCACTTCCAGCTTTCTGCAGAGTGAGGGTGACAAGGCCACCGGTCGGGGCCTGGGGAGCCGGGACGACCTCGGCGATGACGGAGGAGATGGCCTCCGCGATGTTGAACGTGGCTACCATGAAGTGGAAGTCCCCGTCTCCGGTTAGTCCGACGTACTTCGTGGCGTTAACGAGGAGTGCGTTGAGCGCGGTCTTGTCATCCGCGGGCACATCAGCGTTATCCGCCAGGGCTCCGATGACCATCTCAAGGGTAGCGTAGGCGAACTTTTTGGCCTCGAAGCTCATGGATGGACCACAGGCCACGAACTTATCCTTAGCGCTGGTGCGAGCAGTTGGAGTGTTACTTCCGGAGCTGTACGAGGAGACCAACGGGGAGGCGATGGCCTCGGTCAGAAACTCTTGAAAGGAGATCTTGTATTCAAACTCCATACCGATCTTGCGATAAAGACCGGTGTTAAGTACGGTTGCCATAGGTGGTAATGATTCCTATATCTAATCAGTTAGTCTTTAAACCATGTGAGCGAGGGAGGAGTCCTTTGATGGGGAGATGACTTGGATATCGGTCAGAAGCGAACGATGGGAGAGGTAGTCGCACATATACTTGTAGTACTCTCGGTGCTCCTTCTCACGAGCTTTTAACTGCGTACTCACGAAATACTCGGAGCAGCCCGGGTGAAGATCCTTGATCTCTTCGATGTGAAATGGCCTGGACCACTCCCACGATCTGCGTACGAGGAAGACCTTTATCTTGGAGCTGTAGGCTGCGAAAAACGACTCCGCGGAGTTAGCCCACTCCTCCGAGATGCTGATGTTCCTTCTGAACCGCTCGTAGAAGCACACCTCGGAGAAACCACGATCACAGATAACCACCTCGGCTTTTTCCTCCAGAGCGGACTGGAACGGATCGATGTACTGCTGGATCGGGGAGTGGTGGTGGGGTTGGGGTCCGAAGAAGTGGAGGGAGCGTACACAGATGTCCTTGGACACTAGGTCTTTTTTTGTATTTTCCACGAGGGTGGACTTGCCGACACGATCGGCTCCGAGCACAACGATAGTCTTCGGACGCATACTGGAAAAACACCGACTTTACAGCCTTATCATACCACGATCCTTGGCCGCGGGGGTAATAAAGTTTAAAGAAGTATATAGTCAGTAACCGAGACGTAGCATGCCAGCGACTCCACAGCCTCCGTTCCACAGGTGGGGCGTTAGATTTACATCAGATACAACTCACAACCTATCCTACATCCAGACTCAGCATAACGAAAACTCATCCAACACCTACCGGGGAGAACTCTTTCTCAACGAGGCACTAGATGAGATCTACTACGTCGATTCCACCGGAGTCGCTAGAAGATTCGGGGACAGAGCCTCCGTTCCCTTCTCTCGGATAAGTTTCACGGGGCTCAGGGAGTTTGTGGATGATGCCGCGGCCGCGGCTGCGACTCCCCCGGTGGTGGTCGGGGGGATGTACAGGACGGGCAGCGTGCTAAAAGTGAGAATAGTTTAAAGTATGTCAGGATGCGAAAACATTAGCGCATGTCCAGACCACTAGCAAGCACTACATGACCCGGAGACCCTGGAAGTAACGCACTTCTGGGGTCTTTTTTCGTATCCCACACAGAAAAAACCTCATGGCTAGAAAATCTACACGGAAGCAGCGCCGGCTCGAGGAGAACCAGGTGTTCGCGATGGAGAGTAACAGCAACAGTGGCGGTAATGAGTCGGGATCCAAGTTCCAAGACAACAGGATACTGATGCCACGTAACCCGAACCAGGTCGATGCTATGAGGTACCTAAGGACCAAGGTCCTAACTCTGCTTTCCGGACCACCAGGCACAGCGAAGACCCTCTTAGCGACCTACGTAGCATGCGAGAAACTGCAGAAGAGGGAGGTGGATAAGATCTACTACGTGAAACCCGTTGTGAGTGTCCCCGGAGAGCAGGGACTCGGCTTCCTTCCGGGAAATCTCGACGAGAAGATCGCGCCCCATATCAGTCCCGTCCGTGACGCCCTTGAGGTTTTCATGTCGAAGGGCAAAGCGGAGTACCTCCTCTCGAAGAAGTACATAGAGTTTCTGCCCATAGAGCACCTGCGCGGGCGATCGTTGAATAGGTGCGTGGTTATCGCCGACGAGATGCAGAACGCAACAACCCACAGTCTCATGACTATTCTCACTCGTCTTGGAGACTCGTCGAGTGTCGCCGTTCTCGGGGACGTCGTGCAGAGAGACCTGGCTAATCGCTTTGGCGGTGACGGACTGTCGGATGCCATCAAGAGGCTGAAAGACATGCCTGATGTTGGTTCGGTGGAGTTCGGATTTGATGACATAGAACGGTCCTCATTCGTCCAGTCCGTCATCCGGGCCTACTCGGACCTGTACTTGTCTAGATAACTTTGCGGGTTTAAAGTAAGTTATATTGACATAGTGCCCTGGAAAGATGCCAAAATCAAAGAGCGGCGGGAGACTTAGAACCTCGCGAGTGGAACCACAGCCTTTTTCTCAGAGGGACAGCGCTGAGACCGAGGTAAAGTACTACGGTCTGGTTCGTGATAACGCGCTCTGTGACCTTG